GTCGCGCGATACCCGCATACAAAACCCGTGGAAGGACCCGCGATAGGGGTCTCAATGGTTTGATCTCCCTAGATACAGGAGATTGTAGCCGTTTGTTTCAGTGTGCAGTTCTGTCCATCTGGTGTTGAGTTCCTTCCGCCACTGGCTCTCTGTCCATAGCGTGAGATGGAGCGTCTCTCCAATCAACTGACCGCAGGAGTCAGGCGTTAAAGCAATTTGAAACAGCATCAGGTCTGTCGTTGCATGGTGGATACAGTCGAGCGTCTGGCTGACCATCTCGGTCGGGATATGCTCCATCACATCCGAGCAGAATCCATTCTGTGCTTTGAGATAGGACGGAAGATGCCAGAGGCATGAGTCGATGAAGTCTATCCCTTCGACCTCGACCGCATTCGGCGCGAAGTCGACCATAGTGACTTCATGCCCTAGATCATGGAAGCGCCATGATGCTCTGCCTGTTCCTGAGCCGAAGTCGATCAGCGTTCCAATGCTTCCGTATTTCTTGAACATTGAATGAGCAATGCCGACGATCTGCTCGGCAGGAGAGAAGCCGCGATATTCCGGCTGATCCCACATTCTCTTATATTTTGCCCGTTCTTGTTCGTGGATCATCGTCTTGTCATCACTGCTCGGCGGAAGGCATTGCGAAAATTCAAAGCAAAGCGACGATCGACAACCCGTCTTGCCGCCTCATAGAATGGGAACAGTTTCGGAATGTGTGCCTTTGGCTCCAAGAGATACCAAACCTTCAACGGCCCTCTCTTGAGCCTGTTTGTCTTGCGAATACCCGCCTCTTTCCCTGCCGGCCGTTCAACGATCGCATCCATGCCGGATTTGAGAGTCGTTCTAAAGAAACGGTTCTTATTCAGCAGATTACGCGGTTTATAGGCTTTTTTGACCGCTCCACCGCCGCCACGAATCAATCCTTCAACATCCCGAGCAGGAATAGCGATATTGTTTCCGAGCGGAGTCTTGGTGCCTGATGATTCAAGCCGAGCCAGATAGTTCCGGCTCAGACTGTCGAATATCGAGGCAGTCAGCATCCTCTTTGTCGCGTTCTTTACCCGCAGAGCCGCGTTCATGAATCTTGAATTGCGAACCGTAACCGATCGAGGCCATGTGTTCTGAACGATCTCCTGCCGAATATCGAAGGCTGTCTTGGTCAATGCCGCCGCAGTCGCTTGAGGAATTTGATTGCGATAGGATCGAATCTGCCGAGACAGAATGTCGATATTTGATTTTACCGTGATCTGCATCGTAACCCTTTTTTAACTTCTTTGAATTAGTCTGCTCACATCAAAGGAGATCGACCATGTTCAAACTTTTAGAAGCAACTATCGAGTTCGTCGGATTCAGTTTCCTGATGGCGGTTTTATTATCCTACTGGATTATCTTTTAGAAATCTATGTCGTCGTCATCGCGCCGCATAAACCGTTTGTCTGCCAGTTGCTGACCGCTGTTCGACTCAGGCTTTTCTTCCTTCGGTCGGAAGGCAAGGCTGATGAAACGAGCCGAATCGCGACCGATTTTGAACCATCCACTCAGCCAATATTCATTTGTTGCATTGCAATGAGGACAGATAATTGTCGCAGGACCGCGCATATCTGGATGCTTCTCTTGTTCTTTTTTCAAGTTCTTTGAAAGCGAACCTGTGTTCGTGTATGCCATCTGTTTGCTCGTCGATGCTTCTGGTCTTGATTTCCACATTGTGTGATTCCTTTGCTTTAATCGATTTTTAAGAAATACCAAAATTCTTGAGTGCCGACTTAACAAACTCGGCTCTTTCTCGAAGTTGTTCGTCGCTCAATTTTGGTCGCTCAGGCTCGAACTTGACGAGCCCCTTCGGATGCCCAATGCGAAAAGTTTCCGGCGCAGTATCCTTTCCGTTTGAGCCACCAACCCATTGCTTCGAATTGCGGAGCCAGTTGCGCCATGTAGCATCCCAATCCCGTTTCACTCCCTTCTGTCCTGCTACCGATCTCCAGTAGTCTCGAAACTTTGCCAATTCAATTTCATTCAATCCATCTTCAGGTCGAGGATTCCAATTCTCTGGAAGTCGCGTCCCACGCGACAAATATTTTGCCTCTTTCTCTTTCTCTACCTCTGTCTCTTTCTCTCTCTCTTTCTCTTTCTCTTTCTCTGTCTCTGGTAGATCATCTTGATATCGTTCTGATATCACGTTGATATCATCTTGTTCCAACCAATGAGATAGCTTTGAAACTATTGATTTCATTTGATTTTCTGGAATACGCAATCGGAATGCTAATTTCCGAAGATCAGGAATTCTTCCATCATCCTCGGAAGCAATCACCCAGATCATAACAAGGCATTTTGCCGCTAATGGGTCGAGATCGTGCCAATCCAAGTCATCGAGAATATCCCGATACAACTTGATCCAAGGCGGTTTACGATCTTTGAAATGTTGAAACTTCGACCAGTTTTTAATGCGAAGTGACATAATTTGATCTCCTCTATTGAAGCGGAGATCGGCGAACAGTATAATCCTGTTCTCGACCTACGCCGCACTCGTAGGTATTCAGGCCGATAGAGTTTGCCGCTCTGTCGGCCTATTTTTTTACCTTATAGCGAAACCTCGCCGGATTCCAGTTGTTTCTTAAACTTGTGGAAACCGTGGAGAATTGTGGTGTGATCCCGATTGCCGAGGAACCGCCCGATCCTTGGAAGGCTCCAAGTGGTTTCTGTCCTGAGCCGATACATCAACTCCTGCCGAGCCGCGACCGCTTCTTTGGTTCGCCGATCGGATTCGATATCGAGCAAGAACTGATTGTGCTTCAGGCATACCTCAGCGACGATCCGCTTGATCGCATCCGGTATCGATTGACCGCGAATGTATTTCTGCGCCTGTTTCCAGAACTCGATTTCTTCTTCAAGTTTCTTCGGTGGCACTTCTCCATCCTCACCAGATAGGCTTTTCAAAAGCATAAAATCTCGATGGATTTTGAATTTTCTGATTACTTCTTCTTCAAGCCGCTTCTTTTCCCGTTCGCGTTGAATTTTTTCCTGCAACTCTTTTTCAAACTGCTTTTCTTTTTCTTCAAGGATTTTCTTGTATCGTAACTCGATCGCTCCTCGATCGATCCGCTCCCTTGCCGCTTTATATCGATCCTTCAGTTCCGTTCTCAGATTTTGCGATGATTTCACAATAGACAGTTCTTCCATAACGATTGATCCATTCTGCGGTTAGCTTTTGGCATAGGTAGTCATCATGAACTACTCTAGCATTGGTGATACAGTCTAAACTCGCTTTTAGAAGATTATCGAGATCACGTTTGCGTCGATCAGGTCGTTCGAAAACAAAATATGCTTCAAACGGTCCTTCGATCTTCACAAGCCCGATTTGTTGCCTGATAATCCAAGCATTCGCGTCCTGCCATGCTCGATATTCTTTTGTTTTGACTAATCCTTTACCTTTGACAGGCATCCAAAGATTATTCGTGCTCGGCGGAAACTCAAACTGAAATCGCATCTCGGCTCCTTAAAAAAAGAGGCCGGACCGTTGTCGATCCGACCAGTGGGGGAGGAACCCTAGAATTCAGATGGTCTCACCTTTCTTCGGGCTGTTCAAGCACATTCTGAGCATGATCTCGGCTGTGCATTCGATCTGTGCCTCATGCGCCAACTCAATCAATCGAGGCCAGTGATCGATCGGGATCGAACCTTGATTTCCCCAGAAAGTGATATTGCTCGGTGATCGACCAAGTGTCTGACCCAATTTCTTCGGTCCACCTAATTGCGTTAAAAATTCCTTAACCGTTTTCAAGTTTGAACTCCTTTGCGACAAATACTGTATGACTGCGGTTATTCCCGCGTTCTGGATATTTCACTCGCCGACCGCTATCGACGATCAATCCAACCTTCTCCAGTTCGCTTCTTCGAGCGCGATAAGTGGACATTTCTGTTTTGAAGTGACGGTTGAGATCGATATCTGTAAACCCGTTGTATCCCTGATTTATTGCATAGCTTAGAATTTCGATATGCAATTCACGCAGATTAGGGAATATAGATTGAGCCGCCTCGATCGATGTGATCTTGGCATTTGTGCGGAATAAATCCCGCTCTTGGACTTTCATAATTTTGTCGAGTGCTTCCACGAAACTCATTGCGTTTATCTCCTTTACAGTTCCGTTCAAACAAATTAAATTCTGATTCGTCAGTTGTAAAGGCTGAAAGGAGCCTGAAAATGAGTTATTTTGAACTGGCGAATATGGTTCACGACCTGCTAGAATTAATTGCGAACTATTCTCGCGATCCTTCCGATGAAAACTGGAACTTAATAATTCATCAATCAATTCAAATAGATAGCAAAATTGAAATGAGTTATCCACAAGAAAGTGAGACACACAATGACCGAATCTCAAAACAATAAGCTGATTGTTGCACTGCACAAAGTCCAAGGCAAGATTTCTGGCGTAAAGCGCGACTCGACCAATCCCCACTTCAAGAACCGATACGCCTCGCTTGAGGCTGTCATCGATGCGCTTCGACCCGCATTGCAAGAGAATGATCTGGTCGTCACACAAGCACCTTCCCGATTTACTGATTCCGGTTGTATCGAGATTATAACGACGATCTCGCATATCTCAGGTCAGTCGATGAGTAGCCGATTGGAAATTCCTGTATCAAAAAAGGATGCCCAAGGAACCGCTTCGGCGATCACCTATGGCTGTCGCTATTCATTGATGGCATTATTTCTTTTGCCCCCGATTGATGACGACGGTGAAGGATCGATCGATCGCAATAAGGATTCATCGTTTCCACGCGATAATAGCCGTCCTGTTCGCACCAGTAATTCATTGAAAAAAGAGCAACCTGAGCGATGGACAGATGTAGTTCAAATGATTCGAGATTGTGAGTCGAAGATTGATTTGAAGGAATTAAAACGCCTTCTGATGACCGAAGTCTCTGTTTGGCCCCAAGCATGGCGCGATGCCCTCTCCGAAGAATGGGATAAGCGTTACGACGAAGTAGTTTGATGGTTCTTTATTATTTCTCAATCTCGATCGGGAGCGTTTTAGCGATTATTGCGCTCTCGATCTATTTAATGGCTAAAAAACTATGAATGGTTTTCAATCAAAAAGAGCAATGGTGATGAGCAAAATAAACGACAATGAAATACCATTGAGCGAACAATATCGGATAATCGCTAAGAAATGGGTTGATGCCGATTCAGCCGCATCGCTGATGGAAGAAAGCAAGAGTGCGGTCCTATCCCGCAAGATGCTTGAACTCGGCGATATGCCAGTTTCAAAGGCCGAAATGAATGTTAAGGCTTCCGAGTCATGGGTTGAGTATATCGACCAGATGGTTAAGGCGAGAGCCAAAGCCGCGATGCTTAAGGTTCAGTTAGAATATATTCGAATGCGTTTTAGCGAATGGCAAAGCCTAGAGGCAACCAAACGAGCAGAGATGAAATTATGATTAAAGTTTTATCACTTGGTGCTGGTGTTCAATCAACTACTCTTGCTCTTATGGCGGCATCTGGTGAATTAGGCGAAATTCCAGATTGTGCGATTTTTTCAGATACTCAATGGGAGCCAAAAGCGGTTTATGATCATCTTGAAAAACTAAAATCAGCTTTGCCTTTTCCGATTTATATTGTCTCTGCTGGAAATCTTCGGTCTGATATTATTTCTATGACAAACACAACTGGTCAAAGATTTGCGGCTGTCCCGTGGTTTATGAAGATGCCAAATGGCAAAGAAGCAATGGGTAGAAGACAATGCACCGCAGAATATAAATTACGTCCGATTCAAAAAAAGATTGTTGAATTGATGAATGGTAAAAGACCAAAATCAGGAGCAGAAGTTTGGATCGGAATTTCAACAGATGAAATTATGAGAATGAAGCCTTCACGGGTTCAATATATTAAAAATAGATGGCCCTTAATTGAAAAACGCATGAGCAGAAATGATTGTATTAAATGGATGGAATCAAAAGGATGGTCTGCTCCTAAATCTTCCTGCATTGGATGTCCATTTCATTCAAATGATCAATGGAGATCACTAACACCAGATGAATTTAAGGATGCCGTTGAAGTTGATCGATCAATTAGAAATCAATCTGGATTCCGGGGTGAACAATATATGCACCGTTCCTTAAAACCTCTTGAAGAAGTAGATTTTAGAACCATTGAAGAAATGGGACAATTAAATATGTTCATCAATGAGTGCGAAGGAATGTGTGGCGTTTAATGAGACGATCAATATCAAAAAAAGAAAGAGTGGAGATATTCAATGCGCGAAATGGCAAGTGTCATATCTGTGGTCAAAAGATTCATTCGCAAGAGAAATGGGAAATCGAACATATCATCCCGCTCGCCCTTGGCGGAGAAGACTCTGGCGAAAACCTTGATCTGGCTCACCAATCCTGCCACCGAGACAAGACAAAGGCAGATGTCAGCCGTCTTGCTAAAGCGAAACGACAAGCCGCTTATCACAATCATACAAAACTATCGAAAAAGCCGCTTCCTTGTGGTAAATCATCCAAGTGGAAACGGAAGCTAAATGGGAGCCTCGTTCTACGCGATGAAGGCAAAACACGCGGATCAAGCAAGACTGACCGCCATTGAAGAATATAAGAGAATTCGATCGGCGCAGAAAGTCGCTGAAAACCTTGGTATTGCCCCGACAACCGTGAGGAACTGGATCAGGAATTATCGGTTATCGGAGAATTTGGTCCCACTAACAGAAAGGCAGGAAAATCTTCAACAATTTATATTTCAAAAGACTAGAATTATTCAGGAAAAAACCGACGATCCGAATGTTCTTCTTTTAGGGAAACCACCCGCAGGAAGATCAGCCTTGGATCAAAAACGCAAACTCGAAAGCGAGAAACAAAATGACACACGCAAAAGACATCCTTTTTCAATCAGCAACTACTATCGAAAAGAGAGGGACTGAATACGGTCCTGCATTAGAAAATTTTGAGAAGGCTTGTTACATAGCCACCGCAATCCTCGAAAAGCCGATCTCAGTTTATGATCTCTGCATCATTATGACGGCTCTAAAACTTAGCCGCATCTCTGCCAATAAGCGCCATGAAGATTCGTTTGTTGATGCCGCTTCATATCTTGCCTTTGCCGCGCAATTCTCAAATCCAGAACCGACCGAGAAAATGCCTGCCGTCACACAATTCAATCTTGAAGCTGTGAAGATGAAGATGGCTGATGCGATGCAGGAAAAGAAGTGATGGACATCGTTGAATCGCTACGAAAATATCAGTGTCCTGAAAACAAAGGATGCAATCCTGTTGTTGAATATTGCCAGTGCGCTTTGATGGATAGCGGAGCAGACGAGATTGAGCGGTTGCGGGAGCAATGTTTTAATTACCCTGCTTTAATGGATAATCTTCGGCATGATACATTGATTGCACTACATGACCACATTCATACAATTATTGATGAACGTGCAAAAGCAAATATAAGCCAATCTCGTAGAGCAAAAGCCAAAAAAGCCCGTGCCGCGCTGAAGGAGAAAGAGTGACTAATTTCTGGAAACAATATGCAATAAACGTAAGAAGGAACCTAGAAATGTTCTACAAGAAATATGCGAATAAATATTATTCGGGAGAGATTCAGTTTGAATTCGAGGAATTAGAGTTCGTTGTTGAAGGAAAGCCGTATTACGGAAACGGAACCGCGATTATCAATTACGAGGCTGAATCAGATGATTTCGGTCGGCTATTCGTTAAGGATTATGAAATATATCAAATCCATGAAGCTGAAGCGACCGATTACGATGGATATGACGCTCCAGTTTCAAAAGAGATGATTACGGAGATCGTAAAAATCCTCGATGATACTCCTCAAAGGCAAGAAGCGATCTATGAGAAAATCTTCGAAGATATCGACTGGTCTAAGCGAGATTGACGAAGTTTGAATATGCTCCTGCGAGTTTCGTATCGTAGGAGTTCTTGGCATAGGCGGGACCGTTATATCCTTTAGCGAATCCCGCCCAATCCTTCGCTTTCAGCTTATCGAGCAAACCCGCAGATTTGATAAATCCTGCCATGTGTCGAAGCTGATTCGCTTCCGATTCCATAGCTTCCGCGACCATGTTTTCGACCGAGTCGCATCCGGTCAATTTCCAATTTGACCCCATGATCTGCCCGAGGCCCCAACTAGTCGCCATTAAAGCCGCTTCAGGCCGCATTTCGTATGCCGCCTCAATCTCCGCATAGACCGCATCCGACCCCTTCGGATAAGGTCGTTCGCCCCATTTAGGATATGCCAATCCTGCCGCCGCCGCTTGGTCGAGAAGGACCGGATCGTCTTTGATGAATTTATAGAAATAATGCCGCTCAAAAAGCGCCTTAGGACGGCCTGATTTGTCGAAGCCACTTCCACCCGTCTCGACCGCAAGAACCGCCCTGAGAGCCGCTAATTCAACTCCTATGGCATCCGCAATCACGCCGATATCCTGAAGCGTCATTTTAAGAGCAGTTCCTTTGAATCCGTTCATTTGCTCAGTCCTTATTCGGCGTGGAATTATAGATCATCTTATCTTTTTGTTGGCTACCAGATGACGAGCCAAAATAGAAGGCAATGATTCCGCCCCATGCTGTTTGCAATGCTCCGAGCAGGAGAAGAAGCGCCTCGTTACCCGTAGTCGGCAGACCATAAACAAGCATATAGAGCAGGATCGCAAAGAAGCCGATCGTCACCGAGACAGCCAAGGCGCGAGGAATCCAGTCTTTCGTTTCCTTCTGCATATCCCGCGCAGATGCTCGGTCTCCTGCCGCAATGCGCTCCAGATCGATATCGAGAGCCTTCATCTGAACCGCAAAATCGGAATCAATCTTTTTCAAAGCCGCAAGCTGATCGCCTGTCGGATTGGCGAGAGCCGTCATAATATCGTCTTTGCTTGCTTCATCATGCCCGAATAAAGCGCCGCTGAGTGCCTTTACTGCCATTCCTGCCACTGGTCCCCCGAGAGCAGTCGCAATCGTAGGAGCCACCGATCCAATCAATGGTCCGAATGTTTTAAGAATATCCATCAGTCGTTGTCTCCGTGATTTTTGTGACCTTTTGAGGCAAGCATAATACCTGAAAGCGTTCCGGTCAGGAAAGTTGCGATCGGTGCTATAAGTTTGAAGAATTCGCGGTCATTCGGCGCTTGAACATCGACAGGCTGAGTGACGAATATGAGCGAATATAGGACCGCAAAGACGGTTCCAGTGAGTGTGATACAGAGGCTAATCCCAATGATAAACTGAAGTAGAGCGTGCAGATCATTCTCGTTTATTCGCTTCCTTCGGTTGTGATGATGCCGCATGGATTCTTTTGCAATCTCTTTATCAACTCGTTTGAGCACGTCCCTGTCGCTCGGCATTTTGGCTCCCGACATTCCTCATTCTCCCAGTTTGCGGGGTCTTGGCAAGCATAACGATATCGATCTTCGCATCCGATCAGCATAATCGAAATAATCGAAACGACCAGAATCCGCATCTCAGCCTCGAAGCGTTAAAACCAGACCGACGACTCCGATCCCGACGATGATGAAAAGGACAATCCCGCCGATCATCAGCAAGTCTTTCTGTGCTTCTTCTTTTTCCTTCAAGGCAATCGCCGCTTGCCGAGCCGCCTGTTTCCGCATCTCAATCACTTCCCTTTGAATATTATCCCAAGCCGCCGGACCATAGCGCGAGATGAATAAGTTCTTAACTTCGAGCGCCATCTGATGCGCTTTTTTCTTCGCCGCAAATAGCTTGACCGCCTCAGCCTCGAAATCAGCCTGAGATTCGAATAGTTTGCGCTTCCGAGGAGTCGCCGCAATCTGTGTGATCTGAGCGACTTTGGAGAACAATCCGCCGAGTTTCTCGGCAGTCTCCATAACATCCGAACCCGCATCGACCGCAGATTTTATCCCGTTATAGAGCGCCGTTGCTCCCGCCAATATGGTGAAAGGGTCCATCGCATTATTCCTTCACCAGAAGTCCGTTTACATAGACCGTAAATTCATTTGTCGATGACAAGGATTTGCATTGAAACTCGAAATCCGTCTTTTCAGGAATTTTGAACGGAACTGGCGGCTCATATTTCAACTGCGATGTGACGAATGTCGTTTCAAAAAACCTCAATGTCGGACCATTGAAGAATCTTAAAACTGCGCGACCAAACCCATATTTGTTCGCATTGATCGTTCCTGAAGTCACATCGATCTGGGTCATATAGAACGTATATCCTGCCGGAACCGTATAGACCGAGGATTGCTGAACACCATAGGTTGCCGAGATATGACCGTAGGTCGTTCCGCCATTGCTGAAACTGATCTCTCCGGCATTGTTGCCCGTGACAAGTTGGATATCATTAATCCGCAGGAAGGATTTAGTCGTCGTGACCGGAGTTAGACCCGCAAGCGTGATCTGCTCAGAAATCGGCATATAAGAGCCGTCGAGACCCGTAATCAGGACAGCCATCGTATCAGCCGCAGAAGTGGAAACTGCCGTCAGAACGACCGCTGAGGCCGGATAGGTATATTCCCCGCCGCCATTGTCCCAGATTGTTTCGTAAGTGATGCCGACATCGTTATTAAAGGCAAAGCGATGAACGCCTGAGCAATCAGGATGAATCCCGCGAACCGCATCCAGATAAACATTCCGGCTCGACGAGCCGTTGAGGACTTGGATCGCCACCGGATTTTAGTCCTTTTTCTTGAATTTCGAAATCCATCCTTGAAAGGTTTTGGTTTCATAAATTCGAATCATCGACCAGATCAAAGAGAATAAAGCCGCCAAAGCAGGTAACGCACCCCAGAGTGTCCCTAAAACTGTCGTGATAGAGGCAATGTCAATCATGACTTTCGCGTGTTCATCGATCTGTAATGACATCTGAGCCTCCAATTTATGCCAGTTTTACCCTAGATTTGCCGCCGTCAAAAGTCAGGAAATTACAGTAGCATTCGGATCGAGAGGCCATGTCAGGCTTTTCGCAACCGAAACAAACGCATCGAAATCAGCCGCGCCATTCAAGTTTGCTTTATGCGTTGTCGCCGCCGTCCGAACTGCCGCGCGATATGTCAGCCAATCCGCAGGAATATCTGTCCCAACCTCTTGCTTGCGAACAACCATCCAATCCGAAGTAAAGAGCATTGAATAAGCGGTTTGATCGACTTGAGATGACCATGTCTTTTTGAGGCTATCCAAGTCTTTTGGAACGCCATGTCCATTTCCATCAACGTAATAAAAGCGATCATCAGGACGAACCGGATCAGCGACTTCTGTGATACCGATAGCATCACGATCAGCTTGTGAGGAAAGTCTCAGCCAGTTTGCAGGATATTTTATATTATCATGCGTAAATGGAACATCGACTTGAAGTGGTGAACCGTTGAGAAGAAACATGATTACTCCTTATCGAGCGCGTGAAATTTTAAAAGGCGACTCAGCAAATGCTGCGTATATTATCGTATTTCCACTTCCATTCCATGCCGCACTAGAATCTCTTATTTTAAATCCATTAGACAAAAAGTCTAAAGTATTTGCATTTGTATATTCTTGATCTGATGTGCTTGGAAAAAGACGTTGATACGCAACATTATACGTGTCGCGGGATGTGTCAAAAATAAACCAATTTGTTGGTGATGAACTTGCGTTTTTAAACATGACCCAACGCGGTCTAAAATTTGTAAAAATGAACGGCCCATCTGCCGAACCATTGCCCGTGAACGATCCCATGCTACTATAGCCAGAGACAGCGGCGAAGCAGTAGGCAACGTAGGTTTGACCAGATTGATTTGTTCCGTTACTTGTTCCAACTGACATTACAGAACTAGTGGGGACAGTATCATTAAATAAAGTAGAAGAAGCAGAACTTGCCGCAGTTGTGTTTAAGACTAAATGATTAGTTGCGCCAATAGAGGTGTGATAGCAATACCATCCATACGTTCCATTGCTTCTCACTTTAAAAATAATCATAGACGGTGCAACACCCAAACCATGACCGACAGTCGCGTTAGCACCCGTCCCCGTATAAGTCACAATACTAAACCCAGCCGTAGGATTAGCCGACACGGTAGATGTGATGGTGCCAGAGTTGTTGGTTACGCCTGTGCCATTTGCGGCCCACCCCCATGCAACATACGTTGATCCATTTGCATTAACGCTTGTATCTGTTCCTACAGTAAATGTATTTCCGGAAAATCCTTGAATAATAGTAGTTCCAGTAGATTCAGCGTCAGTAGTATTTGATTTAAGATGTTTATTACCGCCAGTAACTATGTTTGCAATTCGATGATCGTCAATTCCGCTACGCAATTTTATCCATGCCAAACCAACTTCATTCAAACTAGTTGTAATTACTCGACCATTTGTTCCATTACCAGTGTAAGTCGTAGCCGCCATATACTGTGCGCCATTAGCAATGCTTGGTGCTGGTAAGTTATATGTATTCAGCGCATTGAAGCCAGTTGGCGGGGTGTAGGAGAATGGGCGTTGACCGAAGTTGATAGACGCGCTGCTTCCTCCGTTGCCCACGGCTGCAAAATAAGTGGTTCCCGTCAATCCTGTGAATGCTGTACCTTGGCTGACGTTGTTTTTGTAGAACGTCAGCGTTCCAGCATCAGCGTCAAAAGCTACGCCAATGATGTCTGTTGAGGTATACGTGGCACCATAAGCTGTCGCAGAGCCGTTGTTGTATTTGTTACCGTTGTTGGCATAGTACCCGTAACCTGTCGATGTGCTTCCTAGATAAGAAGTTAGAGCCGACGATTGAGCAATTACACCAAAGATAGCATTGTTTGCAGGATTGCCATTTAGCGATACTGACGAACCTTCCCAGTACCATTTACCTGAACGAGGAATTGCAATACTTGAACGAACAACAAACGCAGAGCCGCCAGATGTCGGCGTATACATCGAAAGATTACCATCGATCAGGGTAGCGTCACTACCCTTATCCAAAGGATTTAGAACAGCATAATTAGACGACGTTACACTCACCGTAGGCGAGTCAATCATGCTGTCGTATGTTGTGCCAGCAGTCAGCGAGATGTTGTTAGGTGTCCAGTTGTTACCGTTGCCTGACGAGTCTGCGACGAGCGTAGTCGTGCTAGTCGTATTGCTGAACGGCAGATAGAAACCATTAGTGCCGTATGTGCCAGTATATTTCTTTGGTTGCCACACGCCGTTAGTGTCGTATGCACCGAATGAGGATGGTGTGAGTGCTTGGCCGTCAATATAATTAAATTCTGCCATATATCCGTCAAGGTAGAAGACACTACCCCAACCGCGTGAACCAATTCTCCAAGGTTCGCTTGGAGCAAATAAATTTAATTGTTGATTTTGAGATGGATATGTAGCCGTTTGAAAATTAGTAACTCGTGCGCCATTAACATATAATCTAATGCGATCAGATGATGTTGCATTTGTTGTGTCATATACAATAACAAGATGATACCAAGCTGACGGATCACGAAATACTTGGCTTGTTCTTATATCAACATAATAAGTGCTACCAGCACTATTAGACGCATCAAGGATTTGAATTGAATCTGGGACTGCTCCGCCACTTCCTTCAAAGTTTACACCAGAGTTCCAATTTGTGGCAAAGTATAATGGGCCATATGACGAAGTTAAATTGCCTCTTTTTACCCAACAAGAAATTGTATTTGTAGTTCTGCTTGGCGAACCTAAAGTTCTATTCAAATACGCACTCGCAGACGATCGAAACCGCAAGCTACGATTGATATTGTAGCCACCTAATGAACCCATCATTAAGTTATTGACTTCGACAGGTAATCCCATTTGTCACCCGATATTGGTCAGAAGTTGAGCCGCAATGCTTGTCGATGAACGGACAGTATAAACCAATACATCCACCGCATTAGCCGTTGTCGTGAGCGTAGGAGCCGTCTGAGACGGGAAGTCCCAATAAGACGAGTAAGCCAGCGTCCGAGAACCTGTGCCATCCTGAGTGATGAAGATCACACCAGATTGACCAGCCGTCAGGTTTGTCGGATTGCCAAGCGTCCGGTTGCCACCAAGCGTGACAGAGAAGTTATTGCCGACTGACATATCAACCGCGATTGTTGACGCATCTGTCAGTGTGTCGATTGCCATGTAAGCGTTGCCAGTGGCAGACATCGTTCCGCTGAATGTATTGGTTCCTGAAAGAGTATTGGAACCAGAGAGGCTCGGCGTGTTCGCAAAGCTAGAAACCGCATCCGTCGTTTGATTCAACGTGACAATCGAAATCCATGCGTCGTTGTCCTCGTTTCTAATCTTTAGAATATCGTTTGCCGTGTCATACCAAAGCTGATTCGCGTAGGTCGTCGATGGAGCCGAAGCACCAGATGACAAAGACGCTAAAGCCTGTAATCCGTCGTTCAGATCGGATCGGAAGGCAGGAAATCCCTGATTCGAGATAATGAAATCATGCTGAGACATTAGACAACCACCTTCCCGTAACCTCTAGCGACATAATCGAAAGTTCTTGAAACCGCTGTTCCCGCCGAATTCCTGAATACGATCTGGAATCCGGTCGTTGATTTCGAACTTATTGAATAGTAGTCGCCTGTTCCCATATTTTGAGCCGAAATTCCGATCCCATCGAGAGACTTATAAGCCGGAGAGAATGTCACCGTATAAGTTCCCGCGCCTGATACAATATCTTCTCCAGATATTACACGATCCGGCATATCGACGCTAACCGAAAGATTAGTGATAGATGGGGAAGCATTCCCGTTCGATGATGTCAGATAAGCCCTGAATTTGAACGCTCTGGCACTATAATCGCCGACAAGGAAATTCTGCCAAGATGACCATGTAGGAGAACCCGCCGGATCGCCATCCGTTGTAGCTACCTGAAGTGCAACCGATGTATCATCAAAGGCCGTTGCCGAGCCGTCGAAATTACCAGATCGATCGTCGAAATTGCCCGTCGCTGAGTCAAAAAGATCAGTGTAATCGATACGGATATTGTTCAGACTTGCCGTCACTCGGCTCGTATATTTCTCGGTCAGATCGATATAATTGGCAAATTCATAATAGCCGGAAGTGGCAATCGTGCCGCCCCCTGCATCGAATAACCCACCCGCACTATCGAAATTGCCGGAAGTTGAATCAAACAATCCTGCCGTGTCTAATTGAATCCAAGTGGATACCCCGTCAGTCGTTTTCACAACCGAAGTTTTGGTTCCACTAAATGCCGGATTTTCCGTAACCGTAGCGACAACATTCAGATCATTCACATTCGAGATATTTGTCAGAAGCACAACTGAGGCCGGATTCGCCGAAACATAATTCAGCTTATCGACAGCCTTGACGAAATAGGTTCCCTGCTTCGATGGGACGATGACCGAGTTTGCCGGACGCGCGACTTTATCAACCAGATCGATCGCATTTTGATAGGTTGCGCTCGATGTAGAGGCTGAATAGCGAACCTTATAATGAGAAAGATCAAGATCGGCGACCGGAGTCCATTGGAGAATAGCACTGCCACCAATTGAGTTGATTGATAAACCAGTGACATCCGATGGCGGAGCCGTCTTACCAATTACTTGATAAGCTAATGTCTGATAGTCAGATTTCACGCCGAGAAATGTTACTGCTCTCGATCGAATATCGTAATAAACACCATCCTCGACTTTCAGGATTTCATATTTACCGCTCGTCGATTTATTTGCTTCCGTATAAACAGAATCGCTCTGTTTCTTATAGGAAACCTCATAATCAGTCACAAAAGGATTCGTGCTTGATACATTGACGAGCAAGACAGTCACAACGTCCTGATTCACCGCTCTTAATTCATCAGATGCCGTGATTTGCGGAACTGCTACCGAGGAATAGTTTGGAAGCGATGTATTATCACGCTCGATTGCCGTTTCTTCTGCATTCCAGTTAAATACAGAAGATGAGATTTCTCTCAGCGTCAGATCAACACCGAATACAGGAGCCTCACTTGTTCCTTCGATTGCGAAGTTGAAATTGATGACTTCGAACGGTTTAGAACTGAATCCATACCGAGTATTCGTCACCATTATTGTATCGCCGACCTCGATTCTGAATGCAGTCATTTTGCATTTCAGTTCAAGTGTCATTTGCTGACGATGACGATAAAGTGCAATTTTAGCCAATCTCTGCGCCATTGAAGATGAGATTGTAAATGGCAGAGTCAGATCGAATGAAGATTCAATATTATAATCATCGGCGATGAATGTCGTTGATTTAATAGCCGGAAAATCAGTTGCTTGCCATCCATCATCAGGAGAAACAAAAACGCCTTTCACGATGTTGAAATTGTCTCTCTTGGAATGACGAGTAACAAGATTGATCGGAGCGCGAAGATCATTGTCAGTGATCGTAACTGTCGGCGTATTATATGCCGAGGCATTCATGTTCCATTTGCCGCCGGAATAGAAAATCATCCCTCCGCATGATGTCAGCAAATCTTCTAATGCTGATTTAGGAGTGCGATCACTCATAATCACACCGTGGCATTCATAGCGTTTTTCTGTTCCACCCGCCGCGAGAGAAACATTTTCATCGCAAATATTAGCCGCCGCATTGAATGTCGTTGTATTAATCTCTGATAAAGTCGCGCCAAACCCAAAAGTTGAATCTCTTAAATAATCAAGAACGCATAATGCGGGATTTGCTGAATATCCTGTCGTCGCAGTTCGAGTATCATAAACCTTTTTGCCTCTTACAATCGCCTTGATCGTAGGACGACCATTCGGAAAAGCATCCTGATCGAATGCCAATCGCGCATAGATATAAGCGACACCTGTCAGCTTATGATTTGAAGTCCAAAGACCATTTGATTCAGCAATTAAATCAGGATCGGCTGATTGTGATGTTGTTCCAAGATATGTCTTAATTCTTGCTTTACCCGCATATTGAGCGGGAGCCGTCACATTGCCTGAGCCATCGAGCGTCAATTCATCATCGTTGAAATATATCTTGTCGAAGGCTGTAATCTCATGCCCCGCGACCGGAATCACAAGATGAAGATAATTATTGTGATTTGTTGTTTCGGCATAGACGATCGGACCGCCGACCATAACGCGACCATAGATCACTTGCCTGACAGCTAAAGAATCAGTGAAGTTTTCTTCTCTTTGAGTTATCCCTCGATAATCAGGAATTGTCGGCTGATCTTGAGAGGATAGATAACTGGCAACCGCCGTCAGACCCGCAGTAACCACCAATCTACCAAAGAATGAGCCAACAAAAGCCGCAAATTCTGTAAATCCGAGCGCCGTCGCGCCTGATGCGATCAATGAGACCGGATCAGCCTTTGCAGGTTCTGAAATGGTCAAGCCGACAAGGAATGTCGATGCGAGGAGGAATTTCCTGATCTTCATACCCGCCACCCGAATTCAGCCTTTTCAATAGAATCGAATTGCAAAGATGCCTCGCCGACGAGCGCAATCTTTGTTCCCAAACATATCCCAATAGAGCCGCCAACTCCATCAACATTCACGGAAAGCGCCGAATTATGGAATACCAGATCGCCTCTTGAGAGAAATGCTTTTTCTTTTCGATCAAGGAATTGATCGATCGCCGCCGCGAGATCGAGCGTCTTGCAGAATTTCCTCAATCCCTTTTGAGCAGATTTCAAATCATCGTAATCAAATGACGGGAAAAGGTTGATTCCATACTGAGCCTGAAAAGCGCCATCCGCAAACCGGACGCAATCAAATGAACCCCACGCAAACGCCTTTTCTCGGCAGGAGCCGATATAAGCATCGAGAGCAGATTCCCAATTAGGAACCTTATTCCCGACCCCAGATAATTTGTTTGGTTTGGAGATCATTGACGAAATCGAAGCCTTTGTCTGTCGGATAAACTCTTTTTTGATCCTCGGATGTATAGCGCCAAATTCGAGGCCGTTCGAGATCGATTAGACGAGACTCAACCGAAACAGCGATCGTCAGCGTCTCACCAGTGTCGTTGATCGACATCTGATCGATTAGACCTGAAAATACCTGAACCGCATCGGAAACCATTCCTGACAGCGAGAAATAGATATTCGCCGTCCTGTTCTGATATTTCTCTGTCAGCGCAATCGAAAGCGCTTGAGGATTGATGCCGGAGAGCGAGATCGTAATCCCTTTCGCCGCGATGTCAGTCGTATCTTCCATAGAGGAGATCGCCAGAAGCGTTCCCGCTCCCGTATAAGAAAATCCGTTATAAGTGATATTCCCGAGACCTGACCAAAGCCGGACAGCACCAGAATCGAACTTCAACTCGACAAGAACGATCGGCTGAATCGCCGCGCCTTGGAGCGCACTCGCAAATCCTGCCGCCAAACTGCGCGTCATAGTGCTTCCACCGCTGAGAAATTGATTCCATAAACCGAGGCATTATCGATCGAGAACGAAGCATCGGAACTTGATAGCCGGAATAATCCCTTCGCACTTGCAACAACGACAGCCGCATTATCCGCCGGAGACGATCTGAGCGAAGGCCAGATATCGAGCGAAACCTGACCGCTTCCATTCGAATTTGCATCAGCCAGAACTTTATAAAGTTGAGACCCCGATCCGGTTCCCAACTGGATATAATCACCCGCCTTCAGATATCCTGTCGCACTATTCGGAGCGCCATCGATGTTGAGCGTCGATCCTGTCTGAGACCCACCATTCACAAGTGGAGTTCCTGCGGCTGTCGATGCCGAACCTCTAGCTGTCGCGCCCATAGGATCGCCAAGCAAAAAAGTTCCATACGCACCATTGAGCGAGATCAGGAAGGCAATCCATTCCTCAGCCGAGGCTCGTTTCATTGGAGGCAGAGTAACCGAGGCTTCCCATCGCGATCCCTGATGTTGCATCACCTGAGTCGTCAAAGTGAACGGAGAAGTCGCAACCGCGACCGAGTTTCGAGCCGTGATGACGATATTCGCAATTCCTGTAATCGTCGGGAGCGAGAGAGGATATGTGATCGCCATAATTAGCCCCCGAAGGCATTGGCGAATGAGCCGCCGCGCCGCTTTGCATCGATGACAGCCGCCTTTGCCGCGTTTGAAATCTGAGGCAGAAGGCTCTGGATTTCAGCGCGAACCGTTTGCTGAACGCCTGTCGAGACATTGATTGTTTGATTTACAATAACTCCGCCGCCACTACCTGACATCGATGTATCAGGAATGATCGAACCCGATCGACTCGGCATGAATAATTCAGGACCGTTTTCGCCGACCAGATATGGCGAACCAGAAGAAACAGAGCCGCCGACAGCGCGAGTGACGATCGGAGGCAATGGAACAGAACCGCCGCCGCCGCCCAATCCGAACATCGAGAGGATATTAAATCCGCCGCCACCACCGCCGCCGCCGAAGAACCCGCTGACCATCTGTCTGAATGTAATTCGAGCCATATCTGCAATGATAGAATCAGCAAGAGATTTGAAATCCAACTTTCCGGTTTTCACGAAGTTCACAAAAGCATCTTCCATGCTTGAGAAAGCATTAACCCATGTATCTGAAACTGCCTGACCGACATTCGTGAATTCTTCTCGAACCCGCTTCAACCCATCAACCATTCCACCTTCGAATGATCTTTTGAATTCTTCATTTCGTTGCATCATAGCAATCTTTTCAGCAAGAAGCGCCTCTGCTTCCTGTCTGAATGCTTCCGTATTTTCTCCCGCGTGTTCACGAACCATTTTATTGATTTCGTTCATGCCGTCTTTCTCAGCTTTCAGAATATTATATTCAGCCGCAGTGAGACCTACCTGTTTAGTTTCAAGAGCCAGAAGATCGATCGCTTCGCGCTGTTTAATGATATATTCTTTTAACTGATCGAGACCGCCTTTTCCGCCGAGAGCCTGAGAAAGCTGACTTTCACGCAATAATTGAATCGCGCTTTTTTGTGTTGGACTTCCAATAACAATCGGTGGAGGCAATGGAGGAGCAGGAGTTCTATTGAGAGCATTTTGAGATTGATCTAATGGAGCACCGCCAAGAGCAAGACTTGTCGGATATGCACCACCCATTCCGAGCAATGCTTTATTGAAATCTGGAGCATTCTCATTGAATTTTATAAATGATTCCAAAACAGAATTGAATTTTGGAAGAAAAAATGCCGCGATATTGTTTCCAACTAATTCAAAGTTAGATGATATTTTTACTAGATTATCATTAAACCGATCGGATTCAGCCGCCATGTCTGTTCCGATAGTTTCTTTGAATTTATTTAGAGCATCAGCACCTTCATTCAGAAAAGGAATGAGATCAGCGCCCGCTTTGCCGAATAATTTAACAGCCAGAGCGTTCTTAAGAGCGCCATCTTCCATCTGCATGAAGATATTAGAAATATCCAACATGACCGATCCGGCATTGCGAATCGATCCATCAGCGTTCTTCACATCAACACCGAGAATATTGAATATCTTTGAAAGCTCTCTATTGCCTCCCGCCGCTTCGACAATATTTGAACTGAGTTTCTTCAACCCAATTGCGACACCGCCTATATCAGTGCCGGACATCTTCGCCATTTGATTGAATTTTGATAATTCACCAACTGCGATACCTGTCTTTTTAGACAGATCATTCATATTGTCAGCTTGATCGATGAGGCTCTTGAAAGCACCCATCGCGCCGATTCCAGTTAATGCCGCACCAATAGCAGTAAAAGAGCGACTGAGAAGCATCGCCCCATTACCGAGTTTAGACATGTTTGATTGAATGGAATTGAAAGCCGCTGTCGTTTTATCGACTGCCGTCAATTCAATTTTTAATTGCTCACTTGCCATTCTTCATCCGCTCCGCGACAATGTTCAAATAAGCAATCCAACCTATAAATTCTTCAACCGATAGATCATTGATCTCCTCGATTGTCTTACCTAAACGATCCGCGAGTGCATAGCGAGAATAAGCATCGGGATCGTCTCTTAGTTTTTTATTGTGTCATCCACCGTTGCCGTTGCGATCATTTGATTTGCTATTCGAACGATCACATCTGGATCGACAGAATTCAGCAAATCCCGCTTGTGTTCGAGTGTGAAAATAGGATCGCCTTTTTGATCTTTTGCTTTCAAGATGAGACAATCAACCAGAACCTTAAGAGATGACTCTTGAGAACCTTTGAATATCTTATCTTTCTCGGCGAGAGTGAAAGGAGTGGAATAAATAAGAAAAGGACTTCCTTCTTCACCCCACTCTGGAACTTCGATCACATTCACATTTTGATTCTTGAAGTGCGATTTAGCTTTTTCAATTATGTGCATTTATTGAGTCCTAATTACGAGGCAGTTGATTGTGAAAGTGTGCCTGTGCCTTGGAATGCGAATGTTGCTTCAACCATGCCATCAAAAGATGCAGTGCGTTCGATCGAAGTCACGATCACCGAACCGCTATAATAGATGTCACCAGTTGAAGCACCCTCTGGATACAGGTTGAGCGTGACCGTCGAGCCAGATGTCAAAGCACCCTGACCTGTCGTATCAGTCTCATCCCAATAGCAAGTCACCTGACCAGAAAAGGCCGAGAGAACTGATTTGAATGAGCGCCATGAATCGCCCATCGTCGTGTCCTCGATTGTGTCAGCCGTATTTGTCAGCGTCCAAGAACGAACCTCTGCGATCGTATTTGAAGAAATCTTAACTACGCCTTCCGAACCTGTATGATTTGCCATTTCAAAACTCCTTAAACTGGCGACTCTGATTCTGTCTCAGTCGTTCGATAAGTGACTTGAAACGTCATTTTAATCGAGCCGACAGGTTGCTCACCTTCTGCATTATAATCGATTACCGTCCCCGTCAAAACCGTGTCTTTCGCCAAAGAATTACAGGTCGGATCAGCGAGAACCGCTTCTTCAACATCCCGCGCAATGGCATCGAGCGTATCATCCAAGCCGGATGTTCCTTTTGCCATGCCTTCGAGCGTGAAATTTACTCGACGCATAATCCGCCGAGGCCGTGTCATCGTGTCAGGATCGCTCTCCTCGCTCAGAGTATAAACCAGAAGGAGAGGCTGATTGATCGAGGCGATCGGATAAAACCGAGTCTGATAAACCCGTGTTGAAGTCGTAGTCAGATTCGAAACATTTGAAAC